AAAGATTCTTGCAAGCGGAAAAGTGTCTACAGCCAAGAACGCCCGCATTGCGTCATGGCATTGGATACAGGCTCTTTCAGACCCGACTGTGATTGGTTCGCTATACACCGACGACGAAATACGAGTGCTAAAAGAAAGGGCTGTAGAGCTTCGAGAAACAGTAGACACGAGCCTTTATCATAGAGAGTTCGGGACTTTTGCTGAAGAACTTGGCCTTCGGTATGCAGCAGAGCTTTACACTGCCGCCAAGCGATTTTCAAAGATGCGGAACAATGCAGCCGCAGTTGATCCCGACAATGACCTGCAAGTGTCAGAGCACTTCCCCAGAACGCCGGTGTGCCGTATCCAGGGACACGGGTGCTCATACAAGTCAACCTGCTTGAACGACACTTTAGAAGCTCGACAACTATACGAAAACCGAACACCGCTTTTCTGGGTCACAGCAGAGACAGCACCTAAAAAACAATCAGCCAAGGAATCATTCCAATGTCCCTTCTAACTTTTGAAACGCTCAAAGATCAGGGCGTGTCTAACTTGCTAATGAAACTGCTTCTTTTCGGAGATAGTGGCGCAGGCAAAACTCATACAGCAGTGACAGCGCCAAAGCCGTGCGTGCTGCTAACTGAACCGAATGGAATTTTGTCCATTCATTCAAGCAACCCGGACGCTATCGTTATTGATGTAACGAAAATCGCAGCAGAAAAAGACGTGTCTCCAATGACTGTCGTGCGCGAGTTTTTCAAAGCGGCTCTTGACGGAACCTTTCAAAACGATCTTGAGATTGAAACTGTCATAATCGACAGCCTGACAGAGCTTCAAAGAATGTTGAAAGACGAGATTCTGGACCAGAAGCGCGGCAACGGTTCGGCTGTAGTTCAATGGACACTGCAAGACTGGAGTACACTCACAGACCGTATGCGAAAGCTGATTCGTAGCATCCGAGACTTGCCCTTCAACGTGGTCTGCACAGCACTGGCAGAGGCGAACATAGACGAGCAAGAGCGCCGACATATCGTTCCAAGTTTCGAAGGAAAGAAGTTCGCGAACGAAATCGCCGGATACTTTTCACTTGTCGGATATGTCTTCAAGCAATCAGAAGAACAAGAGGGGGAGGGGCAGCAAAGCATCTTGCGGCATCGTGTATTGCTAAATGGCCCCAGCACCTATCTTACAAAATCTATTTCACCTCTAAATGCGGTAGAGGAACCGAATATCGCAGACTGGCTCGTCAGAATCAAGGGACACAATTCTGGCGCTTCTCAGCCAGCCGAGGTAGCAACTATGGGCCAAGGGAAAACGGCAAAGCGGACTACTTCAAGGCGTCAACGGGCATCAGCAACTTCCGCCAAATAAGCGTTGACAGATAACCGATAGAGTAGTACATTATATAGACAAACAAGCCAGCAGATGGCTAAAGGGAGAACGAGAAATGGCGCTAATGATTGACACTGACGCCGGGTCTGGTGGAGCCAGATTCGGTTACACGGGCGAGGGCAAGAAACTGCTGTGGGCAGCCGGTATTGACTGGAAGGTTTCACAAGCAGGAAATCAGATGGTTTCGGTTAGATATGCTTGTGTTCATGATCCAGAAGGACAAGATACCAGCACTCAAATCTGGGACTCTTTTGTTCTTACTCAGAGCGCGGCGTGGAGGATTAGACAGTTTGCAAATGCGGCAGATAATCCAGAACCGTTCGATGCAGAGGACAAAGAGGCGTTCGGAGAGATTATTGCTCGACGCCCTGTCTGGGCTGACATTGCGATGGAAGCTGGATATGACGGTCAGCAACGAGCTAAGATCAAGAAGTATTCTTTCTTTGGAGGAGAGATTACTGATGAGATGACCAATATCGTTGAGGATCTTGAAAAATATCACAACGATGGAAAGTCAAAGTCAGTAGGCCGTTCTAACGGCATCATGTCGCCACCAGACGACGAAGTTCCTTTCTAAATACTTGCCGCCCGTGCATTAGACCTTTCTGCGTTTCCCTTGTTTGCAGGAGGTTGCACGGGCGGCTTCTGGGTCTGGTGCCATGATTGAAAGCAGAGTGATTAGTGCGGGCTGGTGGAAAGACGAGAAGATTCAGTCTTTAGATGCTGAGTCTAAGTTGCTTCTACTTTGGCTCTGTTCGGTAGCAGACCGCGACGGAATAGCCCCGTGTCTCACAAGCAAAGAACATGGCGTCACCGTTCAGTTTGCCAAGATACTTGCCTTGATTGATTGTGGGCTTGTTGGCACCTATAAGCAAGGGAACAAGACCTGGGCATGGATACCTTCCGTTCCAGAGCAACAGCCGTCCAAGGGAGCGTTGAGGCCGACAGTTGACCATTCTCGGCCATCACCTCCAGTAGATGTTGTGATTTCTACTATTGAAAAACGGACTGGAAAGAAGGTTAGCAAAAGAGAAGCTAAACAGATCTGTCCACGGGCCTTTGGACTAAAGAAAAGCCAGTCAACCGGCATACCCAGCAACGACGTTTCGGAGGTCTGGGAAGCCTGGAGGGTTCGACAAGCCGCACCAGAACGTTGCAGGCTTGGAGCCGGTTCAAAACGAAACATAGAAAAGGCGCTCAGAGAAGCAGACAAGGGCGCGTTGATAGACCTGATTGAGTACGCATACGAATCAGAAGAAGCCGCGCCACGGTTCTGGCGTGGAGAGAACGCTCACGGTCGAACCTATCTTGGATTAGACAATTTGTTCGTGGTGAGCAAGCTGGCTGGACGCCTTCAGTCAGTTGAAGCATGGAAGAAGCAAACAGGCCATTCGCGGCCAAAGACAAAAGGATTGACCGATCTTGGGCCGTTGGCTCGTTATAGGACATGACACAAGAAAAGGAACAAGGGAATGAAAAACGATTGGATTCGAGAGATCCAAGGCGTAGGCGTAAAGACAGCCGCGCAAGCTCTCGGACTACAAGCCAGGAGAAACCAATCACTCACGCCGTGCCCCGCCTGTGGCGCGACTACAAGAAGCAGCAGCGACCGCCGTGGTCCCGTAGGCGTTAGAAACGACGACGTCGGTTGGAGATGTTGGCAATGCAACATCACAGGAGATGTGCCTGACTTGTCTTCCTGGGTCATTCACGGAAAGCCAATGAAAGAGCTTTCTAAAATAGAAATGACTACATTGCGGGCAACAATGTCCGACAAAGGAATGTGCTCTTCTGAATCGGGATTCAATAAGAAGGTTCAGCCGCTTGTCAGGCGCAAGCCGAAACCAGTCCAGACACAAGAACCGATAGACAGAAGCCCGAAAGAATTTCGGTGGCGAGAAAACATCGTCCAAGAATGCGAAGACAGGATGTGGTCAGATGTTGGCGCGTCAACACTTTCATATCTAATGTCCCGTGGATTTAGCGAAGAAGCACTCCGCGAATGGCATATTGGATGCCTTGAAGTGAAGCGTAGAAACGGTTCTGAGTTTTATGTAGCAATCCCCGTATTCGACAAAAATGGCGATGCGGTGAATATGCGATTTAGAAGTGTGCCAGGGACATGCGGAGACTGCGGTGGCTCAGGATGTCGCAGATGCAAGCAGACCGGAAAAACGAAAAAGATCTACCTTAGATGCCCAGGCAGACCGAGCACGTTGTTCGCGGTGAAAAACCTTGAAGCAGATACCGACGTGGGAGTGATTATCTGTGAAGGCGAACTTGATGTCATTGCAATGTGGCAGTTCGGTTTTCAAAAGAATGTAGTCTCAGGAACCGCAGGGGCTGGACACTGGACGGAAGAGTGGCTGGATTTTCTTGAGCCGTACCGACATTTCATTCTTAGCTACGACGCAGACAAGGCCGGTGATGAAGGTGCTAAAAGCGTAGCCGATAAACTGGGAAGAGACAGATGTAGTCGAGCCCGCCTACCATACAAAGACGCCGCAGAATGCCTTGAGAACTGCGTTGGCGGTGAAAGCATATCCCAGGCCCTTGATGACGCGCAGCCGCTAACAGAGGCGGGGCTGGTGCGTGTAGATGCCTATGCTGAAGAGATAGAAACACTTATTCAAAACCCTGGACAACTCAAGGGGCTTACGCTTGGAAGCGCAGCACTTGATCAAGCACTTGGAGGTCTTAGACCTGGGCTGTGGATTATTACTGGAGACACAGCAGCAGGAAAGACAACTTTCACGACGTGGCTTGCCCTTGAACAGGCCAGACATGGCGTGCCTGTACTGTTGACCAGTTTCGAGCAACGACCCGTTGGCACGGTTCAAAA